ATGAGCGTTGCCATAGACGCCGATGGGCGGTTTTCGGGCTATGCGTCGGTGTTCGGGCGGCTCGATGGCGGAGGGGACATCGTGATGCCCGGCGCGTTTCGCGACACGCTGAAATCACGCGGCGCGGACCGGGTGCGGCTGTTGTTTCAGCACGATCCCAAGGAGCCGGTGGGGCTTTGGGACGAGATCGCCGAGGATCGGTTCGGGCTAAAAGTGTCCGGGCGGTTGCTCGACGGGGTGCCGCGCGCATCGAGTCTGCGGGCGCTGATTGCGCAGCGGGCCATCGACGGGCTGTCCATCGGGTTTCGGGCCGTGCGGGCCACCCGTGAGGGCCGGACGGGGACGCGGCGGCTGTGGGCCGTGGACCTTTGGGAAATTTCCATCGTCACCTTTCCGATGATGGAGGCGGCACGGATTTCGTCCGTGCCGGGCGGCAACGCCAAACTGGCCGCAACGCTTGGCGCGGCGGTGACACTGATGACATCGTAGCGCTTTGCATCTTCTTCAAATGTCACCCCGGCTCTCCGCTTTCGCGGGGACGGGCCTGAGCCGGGGTCCAGTACGCTCCGCGCCGGTGAGAGAACTACAAGCGCGTGAGAATACTGGGTCCCGGGTCTTCGCCCGGGATGACGGTGGTGGGGAGGCAGGGCTGCGACCCCAGGCAATACCAACAAGGAAAAACTGATGACCAAATCTATCGAACCGCGCCTTGAAACCAAGGTGGCGGCGCTTCCGGCTGGGGATGTGAACGCCCTGTTCGCCGATTTCATGAACGCTTTCGAGGAGTTCAAATCGACCAACGACCAGCGCCTGGGCGAGCTGGAAAAGCGTGGCAGCGCCGACACCTTGCTCGAGGGCAAGCTGGACCGGCTCAATGCGGTGCTGGACGGGCACAAATCGGCGCTCGACAAGGCGGCGGTGGATAACGCCCGCCCGGCGCTCGAAGGGGGCAGGGCGGTTGCGAGCGATGAATACAAGGACGCGTTTTCCGCCTATGTGAAGCGCGGCGAGGAAAAGGCGCTCTCGATCGGCTCGAACCCCGATGGCGGCTATCTGGTGCCGGGCGAGACCGAAACCGAGATTACCAAACTGCTGACGGCGATTTCGCCCATGCGTGCAATCTGCGGCGTGCGGCAGGTGTCCTCCTCGGTCTATAAAAAGCCCATCACGGTGACCGGGCCGCAGGTCGGCTGGGTCGGGGAGACGGCGGCACGCGCCCAGACCAATTCCCAGGTGATCGACGAGCTGACGTTCCCGACGACGGAGCTTTATGCAATGCCGGCGGCGACGCAGGCGTTTCTCGATGATGCTGCCGTCGATGTGGGCCAGTGGATCGCCGAGGAAGTCAACGCCGCCTTTGCCGAACAGGAAACGAGGGCCTTTATCCTTGGCGATGGTGTCAACAAGCCTTCGGGCTTTCTCGACGCAGCAACGGTCGACGAAGCGAACTGGGCGTGGGAATCGCTGGGCACCATTTCCACGGGCGTCGATGCCGGGTTCGATGCCACCGACCCGGCCGACGCGCTGGTCGATCTGGTCTATGCGCTCAAAGCCGGCTATCGCCAGAATGCGACCTGGCTGATGAACCGGCGCACCCAAGGCGCGGTGCGCAAGCTCAAGGATGCCGACGGCAACTACCTCTGGCAGCCGGCAGCCTCGCCCGACGGACGTGCGAGCCTGATGGGCTTTTCGCTGGTCGAGGCCGAGGACATGCCCGACATCGGCATCGACAGCCTTTCGGTCGCCTTCGGCGACTTCCGGCGTGGCTATCTGATTGTCGACCGGCAGGGGGTCAATATCCTGCGCGACCCGTATTCGGCCAAGCCCTACGTGCTGTTTTATACCACCAAGCGCGTGGGCGGCGGGATTGCGGACTATGACGCCATCAAGCTCCTCAAATTCGGGGAATGAATGAGGGTGGGCTGCAAGCTGGGGTCTGCTGCGCTTCCGGTGCTCACGTACTCTAAGTACGCTCCGCTCCGGTTCTCGCAGACCCCACCTTTCGCCACACCCTGATCCATTCCGGGCAGCGGCTTCCCCAAGGGAGCCGGCGCCATCCTCCCCCGCAAGGGGGGGTGGGCCGGGGCGTTGGCTGGCCTGGGGGCTTTCACGCGTTCAGCAAGGCCCCCTCACCCGGCTGGCTGCGCCATCCGACCTCTCACCCTAAGGTGTATCGCGGCGCTTGCGGAGTTTCTTACCTCTCCCTCGCGGGGAGAGGTCGGCGCGAAGCGACGGGTAAGGGGGCCTTGAGCGGTCGAGAATAACGCGGCGATCGCGATCTAGAACCAACAAATCAAAGAGAACAAAGATGACATCATACCTTCTGGCGGGTCCCGCCCAGGAGCCGGTTTCGCTTGTGCAGATGAAGGCGCATCTGCGGGTGGAGGACGAGGCCGAGGATGGGCTGATCGAGGCGCTGATCGTGGCGGCGCGGGTCCATGTCGAGAGCCTGACGGGTAAGGCGCTGCTGGCGCAGACCTGGCGGCTGGTGCTCGATGACTGGCCCGAGGACCGAATGGTGAAACTGCCGGTTTCGCCGATGGTGACCCTAAGTGAGGTCCGCTGCTACGACGCTGCAGGGGATGAGCATCAGATCGATCTGGATCAGGTGCTGCCCGATGGGCAGGCCAATCCGGCGCGGATTATTTTGCCCGCGAGCGTGGCGGGCGCGCCGGTGTTGCGGGCGCGGATGGGGATCGAGATCGATTATGTGGCCGGGTTCGGGACCGAGCCTGAAGAGGTGCCGGCCGATCTGCTGCAGTCGCTCAAAACGCTGGCTGCGTACTGGTACGAAAACCGCGACGCGGTGCTGGTCAGCGGGGCGGGGGCTTCGGTGCCCGCCGGGTTCGAGCGGCTGATTGCCAGCCATCGCCGGGTGCGGCTGTGAGGGGCGAGGTGCCGCCGGTCGGCACGCTGAGGGACCGGGTGCAATTGCAACGCCGCGACATGGCTCTGATGCCCGATGGCGGGCACGAGACGCTGTTTTTGCCCATCACGTCGGTCTGGGCGCGGGTGCGGTCGCGCTCGGCGCGGATCATGCGCGAGGGCGATGGACGCGCGGCGACGTCCACCCACGCGGTGGTGCTGCGGTTTCGCAAGGATCTAAGGCCGGGCGACAGGATCGTCTATCGCGGGCGGGCGCTGGAGATCGTCGAAGCTGAAGATCTGAACGGACGGCGGGCATACCTTTCGTGCCTCTGCGCCGAAACGGCGATGGTGGGCTAGATGCAGGCTTTGGAAGATATCCAGAACGCGCTGGTTTCTGCCTGGACCGATGACGCGCCATTGGCGCTGCTGATCGGGGCGGGGGCGATTTTCGATGCGCCGCCCAAGGGACAACAGCCCCCTTACGTGACGATCTTGCGCCACGACGCGGTGCCGCGCGATGGCGACGAAACACCCGGTTGCGAGCACCGGCTGACCATCCATTGCTGGAGCCCGCAACCGTCGCGCGCGGCGGCGCTCCAGATTGCCGACCGGATCGAGCGGGTGGCGGTGATGGGGGCGCTGGCGCCCCAGGACCATGTTTTGACCCACAGGCGGCATGTGCGCACCGAAACGGCCATCGACCTGGCGACGGGGCGGGCGCGGGCGGCGGTGCAGTTGCGGCTTTTCTCCGAACCAAAGGACGATTGAGATGACGGCCCAGAGCGGCAAGGACATGCTTTTAAAACTCGACCAGAGCGGAGCGGGGAGTTTCCTGACGGTTGCCGGATTACGTACCAAGCAGCTGGCGTTCAATGCGGCGAGTGTCGATACGACGGACGCCGAAAGCGCCGGGCGCTGGCGGGAATTGCTCGAGGGCGGCGGCATCAAGCGGGCCTCGGTGTCGGGATCGGGGATTTTCAAGGACAAGGTTTCGGACGCACAGGTGCGTGAGCTGTTTTTCGGCGGAACGATAAGGGACTGGCAGCTCATTCTGCCCGATTTCGGGACGATGGAAGGACCGTTTCAGATCGTGGCGCTGGAATTTGCTGGCGACCACGCGGGCGAGGTGACGTTCGAGCTGGCGCTGGAAAGCGCCGGCGAGATCGGGTTTACGGCGGCCTAGGCCCAACTGGATTTGCGGGAGAGAACTCCGGCGCTGGCAGGCAATCCATACTGTCACCTCGGGCGATCCCGGATCAAGTCCGGGATGACACCTGAGGGGGAGTGGGCTTCGATCCTAGCTGTTTCCCCTGCGGCTGGCGCGTTCCATGACGGCGAAGATCTCGTCGGGATCGGGGGCCGGCGTGTCGGAGGTGCGCATTTGCGCTTCGATGCGCTCGAACTTTTCAAGCTCCCGCTCCGCATAGGCGTCGAGCGCCTTGGCGGCGAGGAAGGATTTGGACCGCTGGGTCATCTCGGCCAGCCGGTCGAGCTTGGCCCGGGTTTCATTCGGCAAACGCACGGTAAGCGTGGTCGAGGGCTTTGCCATCCTGGCGGGCTCCATATGTACACATCACAACACAACCTAGTCGCTCAGATGAGCCTAGCATATTCAGGGAGCCATGAAATGGCCAATCCGCAACGCGGAGAAATCGACGCCGAAATCGGCGGCGAGACGAAAACGCTGTGCCTGACGCTGGGCGCGCTGGCTGAACTCGAGGCGCGCCTGCAGGCGTCCGATCTCAATGGGCTCGTCGAACGGTTCGCCGAGGGGCGGGTTTCAGCCCGTGATCTGACGGCGATCCTGGGGGCGGGTCTGCGGGGGGCGGGCAATGCGATTACCGATGACGACCTGGCGCGGCTCTCGATCGAGGGGGGATTGAAGGGCGCAGCGCAGGTCTGCGTGCGGCTGCTGCAGGCGACGTTCGGGGAGGCCCAATGAGTGGGTTTCCCTGGAGTGATGTGATGGCGTTCGGGCTGGGCGTGCTGCGACTGGCTCCGGGCACGTTCTGGACCATGACGCCACGCGAACTGGCGGCGGCGCACAACGGTGTGGCCGGGCGCAAGGGAGCGGCGCTGGGCCGGTACGATCTGGAGGCGCTGATGGCGCTGCATCCTGACGGAGAAGGGCGATGACGGAGATTTTCGGCGAGAGTTTCGATGCGGAGATGAGCGATGTTTCGGTTGAACTCGAACGCATCCGCGATCTGGGCAATTCAGTGGGGTCGACCCTGACACGCAGCCTGCGCGGGGCGATCATGGAGGGGCGCTCGCTTCGCACGCTGCTCGCCGATATCGGGCGGGGCTTTGCCGATGTCGCGCTCAAGGCGGCGCTGAAACCACTGGGCGATCTGGTCTCGGGGGGTATCGAAAGCCTGTTTTCCAGCTTCAACCCGGCGCTGGCGAGCGTCAAGCCGTTCGCCAAGGGCGGGGTGCTGGCCAGTCCGACTTATTTCCCCATGCCGGGGCAATGGGGGCTGGCGGGGGAAGCGGGACCCGAGGCGATATTGCCGCTGGCGCGCGGGGCCGATGGGCGACTGGGGGTCGCGGCGGGCGGCGGGCAGGCGGTGACCGTCAATTTCAACGTCACAGCCAACGATGCGCGCAGCTTTGCGGCGGCGGAAGCGGAAATGAGCGCCATGCTGCTGCGCGCGGTGCGGCGCGGGACGCGGGGGAGTTAG